TGCCTTGATTATAAATTTGCCTTGATTATAAATTTGCCTTGATTATAAATTTGCCTTGATTATAAATTTGCCTTGATTATAAATTTGCCTTGATTATAAATTTGCCTTGATTATAAATTTGCATCAAAACAGTATTTGCCTCGATCTTAAATTTGCCTTAAAAATAAATTTGCATTTAGGTATTGTGTATTTATATATTTTTATATATAATAGATGTATGTTTAATAAAAGTAAGGAGTTATAAACATGATAACTAAAAAAGAACTAGAAAAGAACAACTGGACTATAGTTCCAGAAGGCGTTTGGTTTGGCATTGATTATGCTGAATCACATAAAGTAAATGTATTAGATGTGCTTACTGATTTGTTAGATCTTGATACAGATGTAGAGGGTTATAACTTTGTAGTTTGTGCATATAAGAAGGAGCAACACAATGAATTATAAACAAATAGTTGAATGCTTAATATGTGAAAACCATTACGGACAAAATGATAAATTTATTTCCGTATGTCCGCATTGTGGCAATGATGACACAAAAAAAACGATCTATCTATCAGAAGAAAGCGAAATGCTTAAAGCATATAAAGATGGCGAAATAACTTTAAAGGAGGCTACTAATGGCTAAAGAAAAAATAATATCAACAGGGTTTACTGATGGGTTTATGGGAGATTATACAGGCAACTGGAATCCATGGTTTATTAGTGATTTAATTTGCCTATTAGATGGTGAAATATCTTGTGAAGCTAAACATTATATTGAAGCAACAACTTATGATGGCAAAAAAAGAATTGGCGTATATACAGATAGTAAAAAGTTTATATGTTTTACATCTCATGACTATCAATATACAAGAAAAGATTTTTTAGCTTTCGAGGGGTTTTGTAATAAATTTGATCTTAAATTTGAGGAGTGGTGTGATGAGTAGAAAAGAATTAAGAGAAGCTGTAGAAGATAGGCATAAAAGTTTAATGGTTATGAACATGCTAGATTCTGAAGTGTATGTATTAGATGAGTTCTTAGAAGATTTTAGAATATTATCTAAAGTAAAAACATTTAAAGAAATTTGCGAAATAAATTCTTTAGATTACAGACAAGAAATTAAATATTTAAAACAAGGAGTAGAGAATGAATAATTATGCAATAAATCTTAATGCTATATCTTATGGTGCATCAAGTGAAATATATAAACTAGATAAAAAGTTTATAGGTACAGAAGATTATATGGGTGTTGCTTATTTTTGGAGTCATGAATATAAACATACTTTAAGAGATATAAGTATTACACAAAGAAGAAGAATTCATAAAAAGGCTTTAAAACTTGGAATAGACTTTACTGAAGTTGGTGCTAAACAATGGGAAATTATAAGTAAAGTTTTAAAAATACCAGTAGAATCCATGATAGATAAAAAATATTATCAAGCACTAAAAGATAATAAAGTTCCCAAAGATTATTTAAAGGCTTGTGAATGGATGTACGAAGTATTCTATGAGTAATTTGCGGTAAAGGTAAATTTGCCTCTATGGTAAATTTGCCTTTACCTTCTTTTCATATGTCTTTTAAATTGTTTATTAATCTCTTTATGGAAAGTATTTTTAATAACTTTTTCTCCAACTTTAAAGAAATCTATAAACTTTCTATGTCTAATAAATGGTGTATAAGCCACTAACAATTTTAAACCCTCCCTACCTTTAACCCCTTGCCTTTCCCATATACCATAAGTCTTAGAGCCTTTTCCTTTAGGAATACCTTGGAATCGTGAACCTTTTCTTTGTGAGTCTTTTGTTCTATCAACTTTATTCAATAAACCACCTTTAGCCGATAGTTTCATTATGTTTCCAAATTTGCCTTTTTTATATTCTCCATCTTTGGTTGGAGAGGCATATTTTTGCCTTCTTGCAGGTTCATCATCTCCTGTATAAATATAACGCAAGTATTTCGCCGCAAAGTCTTTAACTATTACAACCATAGCCAGTTTATTGCTTTTAGGTTTAGCAAATTGAGAAATAACAACACTTTCTACTGTTTGCGGTCTTGGTCTGTCTAGTCTGTCTTTTAAATGAGCCCTTTCTGCATTTACAACTCTTTCGCCTGTATAATTCATAGATCTAGCTAAAATCTTATTGAAGTCTTTTTTATTTAATTTTCTATCCAATTCTTTTCTTACTTGATTAAGATTAGATTTTAAAACTACTCGCATATTAAATTTGCCTTAATTATAAATTTTCCCATGGGCTTTTTTTATCAAACTTTAAACCATTCTCATTAGCCACTTTAAGAATAGTCGATTTGCTTTTACCTAAAGACATTACCACCTCGTTTAGTGATTTGCCTTTATCGATTTGCTTTTTAAGTTGTGAAACATCAATTTGCGGTTTATTACTCATTATAAGTTCTCGTAATGTTCTTTTAATTTATTAATATACCAAATACTTTTCTCTAAGTCTTGAATGTTAGAGTCTTTATAAGATTCTCTCCAAATATATTTTAGGGCTGCACCCTTTAAATATCCCTTATATTCATCTTGGGTTAGTGCGGATTTAATTGCGTCAATACATTCAATAGCCCCTTTTCGATAATGAGGAGGTGCATTAACATAATCTATCTTCTTTTTACTCACTTACCTCTCCTTTGGGCATATAAATCTCAACATAAGCCCTACATTCAGGACAAGAAAGATTCGTGACCATATCGTATTCTTCATTCTCATCTCCTATATCGTGATCTCCACCCCATATAAGTCCAGTTCCACAATACCAACAATTCATATTTGCCTCCTTATTATTTCATTCTTACATTTTTGTATGATCTTTTTCTTAGCACTAGATGATTCAATGTAATCATTAAGCTCTGAAAGTGTCATACACTTTAAATAGTAATGTTCTGTTGTTGTTTTACCTGTAGCCCTATCTCTAATCTTGGCACTAGGTTTTAGTTTTATCGGCATCTTTTTTCTCCTTTTTCTTTTTTCCAAATATCTTTTCCCAATTTGCATCTAACTTCTTAGAATCTTCAGGTCTACGCTTTGAGCCCTTGCCTCCGTGCCAGTTAGACATAATCTACTCTTTGTATATTGACTGATTTATCTAATTTGCTTAAAAGCTCTTTAGCTTTCATAAAGTCATTAGGAATACATCTTAATAATTCTTCTATGCTAAATATCATAATATCCTTTTCATTCTTATGTATAAGTTCTAATACTGGCTTCTCATCATCAGTATCACATATCAAAGCAGTCTTTTTATCAAACGTAAAACATTTTGCATTTGGTTGAATCATAATATATCCACTTTCTTCGCATTTGATATTTAATTGTTCATAAGCTCTTAACATCATTTCTACCATTGCAATTTGCTTTTTAGGTGGATCATTTCGTAAAGATGTTTTTAACAACTGTTCTGCTTTTAAAAACTTAATCTCAAAGTCAACACCTACCATTTTATAGATTCGTTTAAAATTACCCCACTTAACTTTTGTTTCAGCTTCATAAACTCTTAGCTGTTTTAATTTATCTTTTAAAGATTCTTCTAAATAATTACTCATATTTTATATCCTGTGTTTTGTGTGTACATCTAAGTGTGTATCTGTGTAGTCCTTACGGACTACTACACACACACACACTTATATAATGTACCGCTACACACTTGCACACTCGTTTACACACTTACACACTCTAGCATTATAATAGCTCATAATCTTCATAAGGTCTGAAGTCAACTAGCCTGTAACCCTGCTGAACTACAGCATTTTTGTCTCTTTTGGCATGAACTATGATTCCAGCCTTTTCTAACCTTTCAAAAGCATTATTTGTGTTATCTCTACCAATTTCTTTGCCACTTCCATTAAAAACAGCATGATGCTTAAAAGTAGAGTGTGTAAACCATTTTTCTTCAGGTTTTTCCTCATCTAATGCTAATGAGTACATTAAACCCACTATCTTTTTATCTACAATATGATTTATTTTTGATTGTGTCTCCTCATCAGATTCAATCTCTGAATCAGTCTTAATTAACAATCCTGAAGTCACATCAAGACCTTCACCAATTATTCTTTCTTCATGAAATTCAAAGTTCTTCTCTGCCATACCCATGCCATCTTTATTCTTAGTCTGTTTCATCTTGACTAACATCTTCTCAACACCATCAACAGTCTTATCTTTTCTCTCAACCAAGAACTCTCCATCAATAGAAGCATCAAGAACAGAACTACCTCTAGCCCTGCCTTTATTACCTCTACCAGTATGATGTACAAGGAGTACAGTACAATCAAAGTCATGAATCAATTGATCTGCGGCTTTCACAAACTTATTAACCTCTTGGGCTGAGTTCTCATCGCCACTAAAGTTACGTTGAAACGTATCAAAGATAATTAAACCAATTTGCTTTTCTTGTTCTTTAAGCAAATTAATCTCATCTACTAGTTTCTCATATTCATCAGCTTCATTAATTCTTGATCCTCTATTAGATAAAAACAATGGCACATCTTTAAGACCCTCATCTTCTTCGGTTGGGTCTATCTTCTTAAAATATTGATTTGCGGCTGAAAGCCTCCTGCGTACCCCAGCCAAGCCCTCACCTGCAAGATATAGTACAGGTGCTTTTTTTGCAGTATGACCATAAAAATCACTACCTCTTGCTACCGCACAAGCCATAGCTATCGCAATAAACGATTTGCCTGATTTCGGCTCACCAAAGACAGTTATGAGCCTGTTTCTCTCAAATACGTCTGTAATAAGCCAATCAGGATTCGTTACCTGCGATATTACATAATCTGCTCTTTGAAAACGTAAAGCACCAGCAGGTAACTTTTGTTTTTGCAAATTGGCGTAACGAATAAAATGATCTGCTGATTTAAAGTCACCTCTTTTATATGCATCGTAAAGATCATCTTTATCTTCAAATCTTTTAGGTGGCTTAATTATCTTAATTGACTGGCATCCTTGTTTCCTTAAATGTTCAGCTAATTCATCTGCACAATCTTTGCCTGCCTTATCATTATCAGGAAATATCCATACTTCTCTTTTTAGTATAGGTTTCCAATCTGCTTTCTTCCAGCTATTAACTCCACCATGCCAAGTACAAGAATCAAGTTTATCTCCAATTATTTGCTCACAGCCCCTTAGAGCCTTCTCACCCTCGTTTATTACAATTGGCTTAGTAGGGTACTTGTCCGTATAGTAAATTGGCATGAGAGTGCTGTCAGGGCGTTTTAAAGACCATAAACCATCAGCACCTAGTGTAAAAGGTGCATATTTCTGTTTTATGACATGACCTTCAGGAAATCTAAGAACCATGAAATTATCATTATACTTAAGACTAACGATTGACTGTTTATATAAATCAATCATTTGCTCTCGAGAGAATGACTTAGCACTACTTGTGGCTTCAATTTTAGGGGGGTTAAAGCCACTTAATAAGGAGTCATTTGAATGTAATGCTAAGTCATAACCAAACTGTTTTAAAACTGTATTAACATCTTGATTTAGATGTTTAATTAAATCTATTACTCCCCCACCGACTCCTTCTTCATGATCGTAAAAAGTCCCCTCTGATAGATTAAGAGCCATAGACCCCTTGCTACCCCATCTAAGCTCGTTAGATGAGGTTTTAGTGGGTTCTCCTAGTAGTTGCTTGGCAACGTCAGGTGCTATTCTTATCCAATCTATCTGTTGCATCAGAATGGAATATCATCGTCTGTCAATTCATTCTTATCAACCATCTCTTGCACTTTATCGGCAAGACCATCATTAGGACTTTTAAATGTGTCCTCTACAGCATCATCATCCTTATCATAAAATGCTGGGATAACAAAGTTATCAAACCTTGGAGCAAACTTAGAAAACTCAAAAGATAGCTCTGATGATCTTCCTATACCCACCTGTATTTCTTTTGAGCCTTTGTACTCAACTACAGGTAAAGAATTGCTATTTGCATCCATTTGATTCCAAAAGCTACTTAGTATCTTATTAAAAGCACTAGATTCAGCAAAAGTAAATCTACTCCAAATAAGTGCATGTTCATGTCCATGAGGCATGACACAACAACTAAAAGCTCTTTTCCAATCCTCGGCAGGTTTAGGGCTTGCTTCTCCAAACTTAGCGTCCCATTGATACTGATACTCACCAGCATACCTACCCCAACCGCTTTTAAATGTTGCAGGGTCTAACTGCAAGTATTTAAAATCAATTGCTGTTTGCCCATTAACAAAAAATTGTTGATCGGCTGTTTTGAAAGCAAGGTAAACTTGCTGACTATCGCTGGAATTACTCATTCCGCCTAATATATCCATAATACTCTCCTATGGTTTAATGTATTGTTTTTTCAATACTGTTTAAGTAATCAGTTTCAAGTTGGGTATAACACCTTTCTTTAAAACTGTAATAATCCTCATCATTAACTATGCCAAATACATCGCAAGCTAATGTGATTCTTTCGTAGGACTTCCTACAAAACTCTTCAAAATCTTCCTCAAGAAGATAGCTGTTTAAATCCATTTGCCTTTTGTAAGATTTCATCTAACCTTTCACATATTTCTGATAGAGGACATAGGTATGTGCATTGCCAATTTGCAGTCTCTACACTTGTAACCAAATAAAGAGGAATCACACACATAGGCTCTCTTCTATCATATTTAAAAATTAGCAAAGGTATCAAATCATCTCCAGCACTATCTACTGCCTGTTGCCACCACTCATTCTTATACATGGTCTTTTTACCACCAGCTTTATATCTTTTACATTCAATTGCAAAGTTATCCCAGTAAACATCAGCCATGCCTTTAGTTTGATATTGATCTAGGTTTCTTTTAACTCTAGTATCTATACCCTTAGATTCAAGAAGAGTATTAATCTTATTGACTATAACCCTCTCAAATGCTGCTCCTTTATTTCTACTGTTTACCATTAATCTAACTCTCTAATTATGTAAATAAATGCTAGTAAACTTATAACACCACCTATAAACACCAAACCAAATACTGTTGCAATAAAATATAGAATCGCATCAATCATTAAAATCAGTCCTTTCAATCTTACCGCTCATGTAAGCTACTTCTCTGTAATGCTCGCCAGCACCTTTTTGGTAATAGTAATACTTAACTTGCTTATCTAACTTCTCTTGTTTTAGCTCTTCTCTACGCTTTGCAACTGCTTTACTATTTTGACCCATTCTTCTTCTCCGCTTTGTAAGAACACATGCCTAGCTTCAAGACCATCTGAGATGCAGTCTCAATATTCATGTTATTTTTAATTGCAAATATCTTGATCTCTTTATGTAGATCTTCTGATATCCAAAGTGCTTTTTTTGTTTTTTCTTCCATTCTGACTCTCCTTTTTTATATTAATATTTATTTGATAATAAAGCTAGAACTTTATTACCTACTTCTTCAAAAACTGTATACTAGGTTCAAGGGCAAAGGATAAACTCTCCAAATACTTAATACTCTCATATATCTATTTGCCCTTTCTATAAAACCAAATCAACAACATTAGGACTATTGTAAATAGTAAGAGGTTTACCTTTTTGATACTCCTTATACTCTTCTAAATAGTTTTCCATCATTGTCCAACCATAATCCATTTGCTCTTTAGTAATTCGAAATACCTTAGAAGCATAAGGATGTACTTTCTCTTGGGCTATAAATACAAAAGAATCAACATCATATCCAGACATTTGAATTCCTCTTCTATACCAAGCTGCTTGCATGTCATAACCATACTTCTTGACCGACTTATTAAAAGCATAGGGCTCGCAAGATATAGTAGTTTTATAATCTACTACAACCATCTTATTGTCTGCGTTTGGTTGGTCTAAAGGTGGACACATCATGTCAGGTCTACACTTACAAAGAATGTCATCTTCGTACCAGTAAACACTTGCTTCTGCTAATTTGCCTTTAGCATTTAAGTAAGCGTTACCTTCGTAAACCATATTTGCCTTCATTCCTTCTATAACTTCAAGATCGGCTTCTTTAAGAACAATAAAACCCTGCTCCTCATGTTCTGCCTTCTCTTCTTTGTAGGCTTTTGTGTAAGGCGATCCTTGCATTACTCTAACCTCTTTATCAAAGGCTTCTCTACCCTCTACAATCAAGGCATGAGCTGCTGTGCCAAACTTTAGTGTTGGTGTGCTTTCTTGTTTGTGTTCTATTGCATGAAGCTGTGATTCACCAAATCTTCTAATATAACTACTGCTTATACCTACACCTGCATGGTAATCCTCATTAGGTATATCTTTATAAATCAGTGCTTGTCCTTTTTGCTCTGATGCAAAGTTCTTTAGTGATTCTATTTTCATCTTGCTAATCCTAGTATGTATCTAACTTCATCTAGTGAATCTCTAAGTTTGTATTCATCACCATTGACTTCGACAATAACATCACTGGTAAATTCATCTTTATAGAAACCACTAATTGCTCTTGATGGTATATTCAATTCACCACCACCCATTAAATTAAATGTTACATTCATTTTCTGTTATTCCTGTCGTTGATGATTAGAGCTACTCCATAACATAGGTAGCACATGACAGCTAATAGAACTAATACCTGTATTTTTTCAATCATAATTTACTCTCCCTTATATTTATCAATTATTTTTTGTAATTTGCCTAATATATCTTTGACATCATTTTCATTTGGCTCTGTGGTTCCATCATAGCCATAAGATGCTTCATCTATTGATTCAGCAACTTTTATAAGTTGTCTGTCTATTTCATCAAGTATTGTTCTAGCATCTTTAGGTATAGTGAAATACTTTGCCAAAGTAGTGTGATCTGCTTGTTTTCTCATGTTATTTAACTCCTTACTTTTATTTAACATACATACATTATAACATAAATATATATTTATGCAAACATTTATTTAAATAAATTATATGATTGAATTTAAAATAGGGACAGAATTAAGTGCATCAAGAGTTTCTTGCAGGGAATCTAATTCCATATTGTCAGTAATAACTTTTTTATCAAAGGTGAAATAATTTTGCGATGATGTATTTGCTTTGAACATAATTCTTTTCTCATCGTCATAAAAGAATACAAAGGCTAAGATGTCGCAACGATAGTTTTTATAAGTTTCAGACATTGCTCTTGAGTTCTCAGCAGCAAAGACAAACTTCTTCTCTTTGGTTGTTCGCCTGCTTTTTACCTGAACAGTATATTTGCCTCCTGAAACTTCCATAAGAAGATCAGCAGGATGCTTCTCTTGAGTTGGATAACAAAAGTCTGCATATTCAAGCAGAAAGGTTTGTACTAGCGATTCGCCTAAAGCACCAAGTCTTGAATTAGCTTGATGTTGGTCTGATGTTTTTCTTGGCATTTTGACATAAGGCTAATTGCCTTGAATTATAAGCTGCTCTATTGGGTGTTTGGATTGCATACTTGCTTCTTAATACCTCTTCACTTGCTTCTAACCAACAACCCATCTCCATTAATGCTCTTGTTTGTCTAAAATTCATAAAACCTGTTATGCCCATTTGAAAGGTCATATCTACACATACTAGTTGTGCTTTCTCAGGGAATGTTCTCCATACATCCCACATCTTATCTAAGTTATCTGTAACTCTTTTTATATCATTCTCTAAAAGATATAGAGCCTCATCTTCTGTTATGCCATTTGCTTCTAAGTTTTTTCCCACGCCTATTGTTAATTTGTTTTCAGAACATTTATAAGGAAAAGTCCTCATGCCTTCATGCTTGAGTAACATTTGTTTTACATTGTCTAACATATTATTTTTTGGTTTTTTCGTATGTTCTAAGCGTTGACATGCCAAGCATAGCCATAACGATTGTAGATAGTTGACTAAAATCAAACTCAGGCGTTTCAAATTGAATCCCATTAACAATAAGAATATATTGTATGACTGGTTCTAAAATAAAATGATAAGCGAGTGATAAACCGCAACACCAACCAATAAATGGACGCCAGCCTGCAACGAATATATTATTGTGTTTTGCTTCAACTTTATTTACTTCCAACTGTGCTTTATTAAGCGATATTATTTCTTTCTCAAGTTCATGAGATAGTTTTGTTTTTAAATCTTTATCAGCAACAAATTTATCTAAAATGTTGCTAACTGGTTCGATAAGTTTGTCTATCATATATTAATTTAGATTAAATTAAACCTCTGAGGACTAAGGTAAACATACTAATTAGTATTGTTGTAAGACCTGCTAACAGCCAACCCTTCATACTATTAACTGATGCTTGCAAATCATCAGTTTTTCTATAAATAGTTTTCCAGCGTTCTTCACACATTTTTTCGTGAACTCGTAAGTCTGAATGAACATCATTAGCAGTCTTACGAGCAGCCATTATTCTTCCTCTACTACCTCAGCTACATCTTCAGCATTGATAGCTCTATCAAATGATTCAATACAAAGATTCTTGTATTCATTTGTGATGACATAATCATCATAGAACTCTTGAAGTCTAGCTAATTTTTTACCAGCAATGTTTAATTTAGCAGCTAAAGCCATTTGATCTTCGTTTAAATCAGAAGATCTGTATTCTTTGCCATTATATGTAATTACTACTGGTTCTTGGTTTTCCATCTTATTTTCTTCTTTACTCATTTAACTCTCCTATAAGTTTATTAAAATTAAATTATATACTAAGAATCTAAAGTTTTAGTAATTGAAGTTGGATTTTTTTGATTTTCTATTTGTGAATCTAAATTTGCTTCTAAGTTAGCAACTTCTTCTTCGCCCATAGCGTCTATAACCCAACCTTGAACTATCTCTGATGTTACTTCATCAAAAGGTTTAAAGTTAGATAAATCAGATGTATCTATGCTTTGAGTACCATAAGATAATCCAGAGTATTCTCCATCTACCTTAGTTACTGACCAATGCACGTTATAAATTACATCATCATGCCCTTCTTCTTTAGGGTGTACGTCAACTGTTTTTACATTCCATTCCATTTTTATTCTCCTGTTAAGTTTTGAATTTGTTGTTTAAGTTCTTTAATCTGTTCTTGTTGTTCTTGTATGGCTTTGGTTAAAAGAGGTACAAGTTTGCTTTGGTCAATACCTTGCATTTCATCACCATCCTTTTCACCCGCTACTGCTTCAGGAACTATTTCTTGCACTTCGTGAGCCAAGAAACCATCTACTGTATTATCTGCATCAGCTATAAAATTAAATCTAGCTGGTTTTAATTGTGCAACTCTATCAAGAGCATTAAATGTGTAATCTACATTTTCTTTTAATCTGTAATCTGAAGATGTGTTGTAAGATGTAGATACACCACTTGTAATAATCGTACCAGCAGTTCCATTATCATTATAAAAGGTCATTACTTGTCTTGAATCTACAAGTCCATCAGCACCAACAGCAATACCATGAGTGCTTGAATCTAGTTCAACAACCAATCTTGTGTCTGCAATATTAACTGGATTTGAATTAGTAGTACCAATTATTAGGCTGCCTGAGCTATCTATTCTAGCTCTCTCACTAGCACCAGTAATAAAACTTAATACATTACTACCAGCAAAATTAACATAAGTATCTGTATCTTCAAAACCTCTTACAAGGTCTGCATAAACACTTCCTCTTAGATGGAGGTCTTTGAATCTTGCACTAGATGCACCTAAATCAGTTAATGCATCTCTTGAAGAGCCATCAGAATTAGCAGGTCTTATGTAATCATTTTGGTCAACAAAACGTAATCTTGTATCACCAGTCCCAATGTGTATATCTATTCCAAAAGTTGATGCAATACTTCCAACTGAAGTTCCATCTTTTCTAAAGTCAGCAATAGTTCCATCTGTTGATAGCCTATTAAAATAAGCTGGAGTGTTAGCACTCCTATTAACCATAAGAACACCATCGCCTATACGAGTACCAACTTCAGAACTACTGTTGTAAAGACTTACAGTTGTAGTTCCAACAAGTAGATTTCCAGATGCATCTAGTCTAGCTCTCTCGCTTCCACCAGTCTCAAACGACATAATATCTGCGTAAACTTTGATTCTGCCTTCTACTGTATCGCCTGTGTTTTTTCTAAAATAAATATTTTTAGAATTACCGTCACCGCCTTGTATATTTAATACAGGACTGGTAGTTGACCTTACATCTAAAAGATGACTTGGCGAACTCGTTCCGATTCCAACACCTGTAGATGTAATATTTAAAGCTGTAGTTGTAAGAAGACTGTTAGTTGAGTTAGAGTTGTTCAATCCTAAACTAAGAACATTAGTATCATATTTAATTAAACTTGAATGATAAGCTCCTGAACCATCGTGTAATAATATTGAAGTACCATTATTGCCATTACTTATAAGTAAGTTAGCATCATCTTTATCATATCCACCAAAGTCATTAACACCAACTAAAGAACTTCCAACAACATGTAGCGGAGCACTTGGCGAACTAGTTCCGATACCAACACGTTGACTTGTATCAATAGTAACAGCCGTTGTGCCGTTAGTTCCCAAAGATAAAGGAGTATTAGAGGTTGATTCTAAAACTGTAGAACCTGAACCTGCATAAAATCTAGCTACTCCACTAGTTCCATCGGATGTTTCAAGACGGATTAAACCACCATTTGCTGTAGAGCCACCACGAAGTTGTAATACTTTGTAGTTTGCTACACCTGTTGGCGAAGTCGTTCCGATACCTAAATTTCCAGAGCTATCAAACCTACCGACCTCGTTATAACCATTAGTATAAAAAGCAAGTGTATTAGCACTAGGAACACCAACATAAGCATAAGCTGTTGTACCATCGCTAGATGTAAATTTTATATATCCGTCATTATCAGAAGTTCTACCTTTTAATGTAAGAACATTTGCTTCTCCACCTGTATCTGCTCCTATTGTAGCAACACCAGTAACACTCAAATCACCACTAGAAGTCAACCCATCCATCGTGGCTGTACCTGTTACATCTATACCTGTTGAGGTTGTTTCAAACTTTTTACTATTGTTGTGATAAAGTTCCACTGCACCATTACCAATAAACTTAGCATAATCTTCTGTGCCACCATTATTACGAAAAATAGCATTGCTGCTTTCTAATATTAAATAGGGTGATGAGCTTACAATCTTATCATTTCCATCATGATAAATTTCTAAATCTGAACCAGCTCCAAAGATGGCTTTACCATTATCACCAAGTTTTATATCGTGGTTAAATATAGCTGTACCAGCATCAGACATATCAAGAGTAAGAGCTGTTATGATTCCGCCAGCATCGTTACCTTTAAATATAATATCTTGGTTATCAGCAGTATTTGATAAAATTAATTTCCCTGTAGATGTTCTTACTGTTGAGTCCACTGCATCGTGAAATAAAACTAAATCTGCACCTGCTCCAATACGTAAACCCCTATCATCAGCAGCAATATTTATATCGTGACTTGTTGTTAAACCTGTAAGAGTTCCAAGACTTGTAATATTAGGTTGTGCTGCACCTGTTACTGTAGCTGCTGTTCCTGAAACATTACCTGTAACATCACCTTCTAAATTAGCAACTAAAGTACCAAGCGAATCTAAGGTTATATTACCTGTAGAACTACCATCTGCTGTTGTTAAGCCTAATGTGAATTTATCAGCAGATTCATCCCACATAAAGATGCCATTATTTTGATTACCTCTATTTATCAGCATACCTGAGTCATTGACAGGACTACCTGTAAGACCTGCATTAAGTTGGAATAGGTTATCTTCTATATCAAGATTAGTTGTGTCTAGTGACGTTAGAGTTCCATTAACAGTAAGATTACCTGCCACTGTTAAGCTATCTGCGATCTGAACATCATCAGGCAGTGTTAGCGTTATATCTGCAGACTCACTACCACTTCCTGATACTGTAATCTTATTAGCTGTTCCTGTAATTGTTTGAACATAGTTACCTGTTGTATCAGTTCCTAATGCTACTGAATTAGCAGCTACACTTGTTGCTTGTATTCCTAATGCATCAACAAATGCTTTTGTTACTCTAGCATCTATAGCTGAATTAGCTCTTGTATCTGTGTAATAAAGGTTAGTTGAACCTTCGCTTAAATCGTCTGTGTCTTTGTTGTTGAATGCAGAATCAAATCTTGCTTGGGTATAATATAAATTTGTGCCTTCTGTTAGATCAGAGGTAGACTTAGTTGCAAGTCTAGTATCAAATGCTGAATTAACTCTAGCTGTTGTGTAATATAAGTTGCTACCTTCTGTTAAATCACCTGTATCTTTAGTAGCTAATCTTGAATCAAAATCTGTATTTGCTCTTGTAGATGTATAGTAAAGATTAGTAGTTCCTTCACTTAAATCATCAGTATCTTTAGATGTAAAAGCAGAATCAAATCTTGCTTGGGTATAATATAAATTAGTATTTTCAACAACTATAGAAGTATCAAGTGTTGAAGTAACTGCTTGATTAGAGCCATTACCTATAAATATCTTGCCATTATCTAAGTTAGGCGTTGCATTACTT